ACCTGATGGGCGCTCTCTAACTCACTCCAATAGGAGTATTCCTACCAACAGCAAAGGAGTCGTAACTAATGGCGACTACATCCAAGACCCTCTTCAGAGGAGCCGCAACAACTACGACTTCGACTGTGCTCTACACAGTGCCGGCCTCGACCACGACGGTCGTCTCCAGCATCGTTGTGACCAACACTGCGGGAAGCGCCGGAACGTTCACTCTTGGTCTTGGTGGAGTCAACCTTGCGACCACTGTCACAGTTGGCGCGTTCGACTCAACTGTCATCGACATGAAGCAACCGCTGACTGCAGCTCAGACCATCACTGGTGGCGCATCTGCGACCACTATCAACTTTCACATCGCAGGCGTCGAGATCAACTAACCCATGACACCTGTCTACAAACTCTCCGCGCCTGGAACGCTGGTCACTGGCCGCATGGAATACAAGTCCATGCTCGCTGGCAATCCTGTCTTCTCGCCGTCCTCTTATGAGTCGATCGCCAGCTACACAATCAGCGGAACGACAACTGGCAGCGTGACATTCACAAACATCCCGCAGACGTTCCAGCATCTACAGTTGAGAATCTTCGCTCGCTCGCTAACGGCCGCTACGAATGAAGCGCTGTATCTCTACAACTACAACAACAATGCAGGATCTACTGGAAGTGCTACTCATTCACTTTCAGGAGATGGAAATCTGACGTATGCCAACGGCTATACGGGCCAGTATTCATCATTCATCGCAACGCTTCCGGCGGCGTCCTCAACGGCGTCTGCCTTCGGTGTTTCAATCACCGACATCCTGGACTACACAAACACAAACAAGAACAAGACTCTGCGCACCCTCTACGGCTACGACGCAAACGGCAGCGGAACGATCGGCTTTGCAAGCAACCTTCCACTAACACTTCCAGGAACTGCGGCGATCACAACGCTGAGTCCATCATTGACTGGTGGAAACTATCTTGCCGCTGGTTCTGTAATCGCGCTCTACGGAATCAAGGGGGCCTAACGATGCCGGCAACATACGAGCCAATCGCGACGACGACCCTCACTAGCACCGCAGGCATCATCACGTTCTCTTCAATCCCGCAGACATACACCGACCTCATCCTCATCCAATCCGCTCGCGTGAGCAGTGCCTATGACATCACCGCAATCCGTGTCAACAGTGTCACGACGAACTACAGCGGCACCTACTTAGAAGGCAACGGATCAAGCAGATCCTCTGGACGAGGTACAGCCGAGATCGCTCTCCGCGCTGGCTACGTTCCCGGCACTTCAAATGCTGGTGAATGGTCGATGGAGACCTACAACTTCATGAACTACGCCAACACAACAACCAACAAGACAGTGATCTCACGCACCAACTTCGTCGGCTCAAGTGTGGGGTTCAATGTGCAAGCCAAGGTCTCACTCATCCCAACAACGGCAGCGATCACGCAGATCACTACTCAGCCGGTCAACGGCGCTGTCTGGGCAATCGGTTCAACCTTCACCCTCTACGGAATAAAGGCGGCCTAGACGATGCCAACAACTATGCAAGCAATCGCCACCGTCACCGTTGGAGCCGGTGGAGCTGCGAGCATCGACTTCACCAACATTCCGCAGACATTCACTGACCTTGTTGTGAAGTTGTCAGGGCGTTCAGCTCGTTCTGCTCAACAGGCAGACAACCTCTTCATCACACTCAATGCGTCAGGAACTGGCTACACCTACCGAAACTTGAGTGGAACTGGAACAGCGGCAGGTTCAGCCAACTACGCCTCTCGCTACGTCTCACTCGCGTTGACAGCGGCAGGGTCAACGGCCAGCACCTTCTCCAACATTGAGATCTACATTCCCAACTACGCCTCAACGACTCAGAACAAGTCCATCAGCACCGATGCAGTCTCTGAGAACAACGCGTCGAACGCTCAGATGGACATGAACGCAACACTCTGGGCTAACACTGCGGCCATCACCTCCCTCACGCTGGTTCCTGAGGTCTCAACTTTCGTCCAGCACTCAACCGCCACCCTCTACGGCATCAAGAACTCATAAGGAGCCACCATGACTGAAGTCCTCACACGCGTCGAGTTCGACTGCGAAACACAGACCGAGACAATCGTCCCGCTAACTGAGCAGGAGATCCTCGAGCGCGAAGCGATGGCAGCGCAGGCACTGGCTGACCAGATCGCCCAGGAAGAAGCAGCCGCAGCTCTGGCAGCGCTGAAGGCATCAGCCAAGGCCAAGCTCATCGCAGGCCAGCCACTGACTGCCGAAGAGGCAGACACGCTCGTCCTCTAAATCCCCGCACGTTATTCGCATCCGAGTAAGTAACCCAACAATTCAACAAAGGAGGACCGAATGCCAACAATCGGCACCACTACGCGTCCCGCATACGTCTACGACGCAGAGACGGACACCTGGATCCCTGTCGGCACTGGTCCTCACACTCACACAGGCTTCGCGATCTCTGACGTGACTGGTCTCCAGGCCGCCCTTGATGCAGAGCTGTCCTTGACAAATTACAACGCAGGGGCCAAGAACTTCGTTGTCAACGGAGGGATGGACTTCTTCCAACGTGGGACAACTTTCACAACCTCTGGAGCCTATTGTGCTGACCGTTGGCTGTTGACACTTGAAGGCGGCCCTTCTTGTACGGCCACTCAGGTCACATCGTCTCTGCCAACGGGTCTCGTGAACGCATTACGAGTGCAACGAAATGCGGGAAACGCAACGACGGGAACAATGGGCATTTCGCAAGCCCTAGAGACTGCCTCTAGCATCCCGCTACAAGGCCGAACCATTACGCTGTCTTTTTGGGCTCGCGCAGGCGCTAATTATTCGACCACCAACAACACCCTCAGCATTCGCATCAACTCAGGCACAGGAACGAATCAAGCAGCCTCAGCACAGTTCGGAGGTTGGACTGGTTATGCCGAATCCGCACCCGACGTCCAAATCACAACAAGCTGGGCGCGCTATTCAGGAACATTCAATGTCCCTAGCAATGCCACTCAAATCGGCGTCCGCATCTTCTCCGTCCTAAGCGGAACCGCTGGCGCTGCCGACTTCTTTGAGGTCACCGGAGTTCAGCTCGAACTTGGGTCGACTCCGACCGCCTTCTCTCGTGCGGGGGGCACCATCCAAGGGGAACATGCTGCCTGTCTATACTACTTCAACCGAGTAATAGACTATTCTGCCGGTGGAAGTAATGCTAATCAAACAATTATGGTTGCCCAAAACTTTGCTTCAACTGGTGGCTTTGGGGCGTTCCCTTATCCAAAAATGAGAATAAATCCAACCGTAACCTTCTCTTCTCAGACGGATTTCATAATTACAGGCGCGGCTGGTAATGAAATAGCAACTACCGCTTTGGAAGCTCGCAACATAAAAGTCAACAGTTGCGAACTTCGCTACACAGTTGCGAGCGGTTTAACGACTGGAAACGCGGCTTTCATGTATACCAAGACAACACTTGGACGAATCGACCTTAGCGCGGAGTTATAGTGACAAATTACATTGAACACGATTTCGTTATTGAACGACACAATGAAGACGGCTCTGTCTCCTTTATTCCTAAAGATGAAGCCAACTCAGACTATCAACGCTACCTGAATCCAGGGCCGGACCAATTCACGCCGATTTCCACGCCGCAAGCGTCTTATTCCACCCCGATTATTCCGGAGGCGTAGTAGCATTCCTCCCATGGGGGAAATCAAATGAAAATCGCAGTTTATACAATCGCACTCAATGAAGAACAGTTCGTCGCTCGATGGCATGAAAGCGCCAAAGAAGCAGACGTCATTCTCATTGCAGACACTGGCTCAACTGATAACACCGTCGAGCTGGCAAAGTCGCTGGGAATCACAGTCGTTCCCATCACCATCAAGCCGTGGCGCTTTGACAAGGCGCGCAACGCAGCACTTGACGTTCTTCCCAAAGACGTTGACTACTGCATTGCACTCGACATGGATGAAGTGCTCCAACTTGGTTGGCGCGCACACCTTGAGACTGTATCCAAAGCCGTTACACGCCCACGTTATTCATACACATGGAGCTGGAACGAAGACGGCACACCAGGCCTCGTCTATGGAGGCGACAAGATCCACGCTCGCAAGGGCTACCGATGGAAGCACCCAGTCCACGAGGTTCTCGTCGGCAACAACGAAGTCCAAGACTGGATACCGCTAGAGATTCATCACCATCCCGACAACACCAAGTCGCGTGGTCAGTACTTGCCGCTCTTAGAACTGGCTGTCAAGGAAGATCAAAGCGATGACCGGAACGCGTTCTACTACGCACGCGAACTCTATTTCCACGGCCAGCACGACAAAGCCCAAGCCGAGTTCCTTCGCCACCTGAGTCTTCGCAAAGCCAGATGGCGACCTGAGCGAGCAGCGTCTATGCGCTACCTCGCCAAGCTCGACAAGGCCGACCGCGAAACATGGTTGCTCCGCTCATGCGCTGAGGCACCTGATCGACGCGAGCCATGGGTTGAACTGGCCCAGCACTATTACGAGACCGGCGACTGGAACGGCTGCCACGCAGCCGCACAGCGAGCGCTCTCGATCACCGTCAAGCCGCTTGAGTACCTCTGCGAAGCATTCGCCTGGGGTCCACAACCTCACGACTTGGCCGCCCTTGCCGCTTGGAATCTAGGGCTTGGCTACGTCGCCTTCCTACACGGCACCGACGCACTCGAACTTTCACCTGATGACGAGCGACTTGCTCGCAACCTCAGCTTCTATTCAAACACCCTCAACCCAGCAAGCGCTGGCGCTAAGTAGCGCAAGGAGGCACACCATGGCAGGACGCGGTCCCGCACCGAAGCCGGCAGATCAACGCCGCCACAGAATCAAAGACCCAATCTCAACTTCCCACCTTGTAGACGACGGAGCGAAACGAGGACCGGACCTCGTCGCTTTGACTGGCAGGAAGAACTGGCCGCCAATGGTGGTCAAGTGGTACGAAACCTGGAGAACAGCACCGCAGTCCAAGCAGTTCATCGACACCGACTGGCAACGGTTGGGGATGGTGGCCTACTTGTTCGAGCAGTATCTGGCAGATCCAAAGTCCACGATCCTCTCTGAGATTCGTCTCAACGAGGAACGCCTTGGCGCGACAGTTGTCGACAGACAACGCGCTCGCATGGTCATCGAACCGACTGACGGCAAAGATGCCTCAGTGCTCTCACTTGTTCCTGGCTCATCAGCTCGTGAACGCATCGCAAAGCGAGCCACCGAAGAATGATGCCTGACCGCCATGGCGCGGTCGTCACTCGTCCCGAAGGCTTGCCCGAGTTCTCACTTGGTTACGAAGTTATCGACTGGGCAGAGAACTACCTACGCCAGCCAGACGGAACCAACGCTGGCGACCCTTTCAAGTTTACTCAAGAGCAAGAGGACTTCCTCTTGTGGTGGTACGGCGTCGACATCACTGGACGCTTCATCTACCGACGCGGAGTGCTTCGTCGCTCCAAAGGTTGGGGCAAGTCTCCATTCCTTGCAGCAATGTGTCTGAACGAGTTGGTCGGTCCTTGTCGCTTTGACGGTTGGAACGCCAACGGCGACCCAGTCGCAGCACCTCACCCAATGCCATGGATCAACCTGGCTGGTGTCTCTGAAGTGCAGACGACCAACACCATGTCCGTTGTTCTCTCGATGGTTGAAGATTCGCCCATCGTTGATGACTACGGCATCGACGTTGGACTCACTCGTATTTACACTCCAGGAGGTGGTCGGCTTGTACCTATCACCGCCTCAGCTCCAAGCGCTGAAGGCGCTCGACCATCGTTCGCCGTTCTTGACGAGACCCATCACTGGTCAGAGACAAACGGTGGAGCAAAACTCGCCCGAGTTATCCGACGCAACCTTGCCAAGTCCAGAGATGGTGCAGCTCGCGCCATCGAAACGACAAACGCTCACGCACCTGGTGAAGAATCGGTTGCGGAGAAGTCGTACCAAGATTTCCTGACAATCAAAGAAGGCCGCTCAAAGTCATCGGGCTTGCTCTATGACTCCAGAGAGGCTCCTGCCGACATCGACTTGGCAGATCGCCCCGCTCTTATTGAAGGCCTTCGGGCCTCGTATGGAGACGCCACATGGGTCGACCTCAATCGCATCGCCGATGAGGTCTACGACCCAGGCACTCCCCCAGAGGAGTCGCGCCGCTTCTATCTCAACCAGATAGTCGCAGCCGCTGACTCATGGGTCTCACCAGTTGAGTGGGACGCTAACGAAAAGGACGACCTCCCAGCACTAGCTGAAGGTGAGTCCGTCACTCTGGGATTCGACGGTTCTCTGACCGACGACTCCACCGCTTTGGTTGCCTGTCGTATCTCTGACGGTGCACCGTTCTTGCTTGGTCTATGGGAAAAGCCTGCCGGTCCTGCCGGCCAAGGCTGGATCGTTCCGAAGGATCAAGTCCGCGACCTTGTCGCACACACTTTCGCCACTCATGACGTCGTCGGGTTCTTCTCCGACGTTGCTTACTGGGAGACGGATGTCGATTTCTGGCGTGAGCAGTACGGCGAGAAGTTACTCGTCAAAGCAACCGTCAGACACCCCGTTGCATGGGACATGAGAGGTCACGCTGCCGACACAGTTCGAGCAGTTGAAGCCCTCAACCGCGCAATCGTAGATGGGGAGTGCCCCCATGACGGAGACCCCAGGTTGGGTCGCCATGTCAAGAACGCACGGCGTCGCCCCAACCGTTGGGGAGTCAGCTTCGGAAAAGAAACGCGGGAATCCCCGCACAAAGTCGACGCGTTGGCTGCGTTCGTGCTCGCACGAATGGCAAGGCAACGAGTTCTCGCCGAGAACGTCCTGGGCAAGCGCCGAGGTCAGGTTGGAACGTTGATTGGCTTCTAACATGAGAGGAGGCTCAAGTGGCCTTGGACCCAAAAGCCGTTGAGAGCCTCGCGGCGGGGATGATCGATCAACACAGACATCAGACCTCACGCGACGGCAGAATCGGACGGATTGAGCGCTACCTAAACGGCGACCATGACTTGCCTTACATGCCACGCGGCGCGAAAGCTGAATACAAGCACCTCGCACTTCGTTCCATCACCAACTGGCTTCCGCTCATCTCTGACACTTTCGCCAAAGGTCTCTTCGTTGACGGATACCGTCCAGCCAAGGAGATCGACAACGCCAACCCATGGACCTACTGGCAGAGCAACGGCCTTGATGCTCGTCAGACCATCGCACACCGTGGCGCTCTTGAGTACGGCCAGAGCTACGTTCTTGTCCTACCTGGCGACACAGGACCACTGATCCGTCCACTGTCTCCAACACGCGTCCACGCTCTCTACCTTGACCAAGATGACGAGTGGCCTCAGTACGCACTTGTCGAGTCAGGCACAGACATGTCAGGCGGCAAGTTGTACCGCCTCTATGACAACGAAGCGACCTACACAGTCCGCATCGGCAAGGACTCGGTCGACAAGCCGGAGCTGATCTATACAGAGTTCCACAACCTTGGCGTCACGCCTCTTGTGCGCTTCCGTGACCGCTTGGATGACAACTCACGCGGCATCGTTGCTCCGCTCATTAACATTCAGGACCGTGTCAACGAGTCAGTCTTCTCGTTGATGATCGCGCTGCAATACGCATCATTCCGTCAACGCTGGGCAACTGGCTTGGCGATTCCTATCGACTCAGAATCTGGCAAAGCCATTGAGCCTTTCAAGGCCGCAGTGGATCGCCTCTGGGTTACTGACTCACCAGATGCCAAGTTCGGTGACTTCGACCAGACAGAGGTCGGCGGACACCTTGAGACTTACGCCTCAACCGTTCGCTCACTTGCTGCAATCGCACAGACCCCTCCTCACGTTCTGCTTGGTGACTTGGTCAACTTGTCAGCCGATGCACTCGCTGCCGCTGAAGCATCAACTCAGCGCAAGATCGGCGAGTACGAGACTCTCTTCGGTGAGAGCTGGGAGCAGGTTCTACGCCTTGCAGCCGCAGCCGATGGAGACTCAGAAGGCGCAGCCGATGACTCTGCTCAAGTTCGCTGGCGCGACACTGAGGCTCGTTCTCTTGCTCAGACTGTCGATGCCCTTGGCAAGATGGTTCAGATGCTTTCCGTGCCGGCAGAAGCCGCATGGGAGCGCATCCCTGGAGTCACAGACCAAGACGTCGAGCGTTGGAAGACGCTACGCACACAGGGAGACGTCTTCGGCGCTCTCCTTGGTGACATGCAACGTCAGACCACCGTTCAAGACACACCAGCAACGCCAACTCGCTCAGCCGAGTACAGCGGTGAGGGTCAAGTCGTTGACTCCTACCAGGGTGTCAGCACTGGCGACGTGGTCGACCTAGTAGATGGTCGAAGCGGTCGCGTTGAGCACATCATGACTGGCGGCACTCTCGGAGTTCCTGGCTCACGCTTTGCGATTGAGACCTCACCAACCAACCCAGGAGTCACCATCCGACTCTTCGTGAACGGTGTGGAGACAGAGAACACCATCAACATCAGATTCAGTGAGATTGCCACAGCGTAATGGGATACGCCGAACAGGCGCGACTCTCTGAACAACACCGCCTCGCACAAGCAAGACTTCAAGCCATTGTCGCTCTTGACGTCGCACGAGTCTTCCCACTCCTAGACGTCAACAACGTAGACCAGTCCTTTGCTGGCTACTTCGCAGCAATGCAAGCCGTGGTCAACGCTCGTCGCAGAGTGAGTGCAAGCCTCGGCTCGACTTACTACCTCGGGATCCGTCAAGACGCTGACATCACCAGTCAGTTCACTCCAACACTGTCTGAGACGGTTGATGAAAAGCAGCTCTTCACGAGTCTGCTTGTCACTGGTCCGATCAACATCAAGGCCTCACTCTCACAAGGACGAGACGCCTTTGCAGCCAGAGATGCAGCACTGAGAGCAACGGCTAAGGCCGCTCAGCGTCACGTCATAAATGGTGGCCGAGGGACTATCCTTAGCAGTGTAAAGCGCGACAACCGTTCAGTCGGCTGGGCGCGCTTAACCGACGGCAGGCCTTGCGCGTTCTGCGCACTGTTAGCCAGTCGAGGTCCTGCATACAAGTCGGAAACGACGGCCAAGTTCAAGTCGCACGATGGGTGCGGTTGCACACCGGTCCCAGTCTTTGACTTCAACGCACCATGGCCAGGTCGAGCTGAAGAGTTCCGTGCGTCATACGACGAGACGGTCTCAGGCAAGTTCCCTGGTGGAGACGGCAACAACAAAGCCGTCCAAGCATGGCGCAAGCAATACCAGTCCCTCTACCTAGAGGGCTGACCAGATCTTCCCAACGCAAGGGCGTTGGGACTTCACATCCCAGGAGGATGACTATGGCTAACGAGCCAACAGATAAAGCGACCGATGCAACCGCTCCGGTCGATTCCGCAACAAACGAAACCGCACCGACAGATGGCAAGGCTCCAGGCTGGGAGGGTGATTTCGACCCTGACCGTGCCGCACGTCTTGTGACGAACCTGCGCGATGAATCCAAGAAAGCCAAGGATGAACTCGCAGACCTTCGCAAGAAACTGGCCGAGAAGGAAGATGCGGAAAAGAGTGAGCTTCAGCGAATCCAAGAGCGCGCAGAGCGTGCAGAGGCCGAACTGAACCAGACTCGCTCAGCTCTTCTCGTCGCTGAAGTCGCGAAGGAATACGGCGTCCCTGCCGACCTTCTCAACGGCTCCAACCGCGAAGAGATTGAGGCACGCGCCAAGGCGCTTGCCGATTGGGCTGGCGCTTCCAAGCGTCCCGCCGATGAAGTGCCTGGAAAACCCAAGCCTCGGCTTGTTCCAGGCTCAGGCGCTGACACAGACGACGCCTTCGACCCTGCGGCAACTGCCGCAAAGATTCGCGCACGCTACTAACCACTAAACGGTCCTCCTGAAAGGAAACCAACGCCAAATGGCAAATACATTCAGAACACAGGAAAACGTTGCAGGCAAAATCGCCTCAACAGCACTCGGGCTTCTATTGCCTGACATGGTGCTTGCTCGCACAATCAACCGCGACTTCGAAGCTGACTTCGCTGGTGGAGTTGGAAACGTTGTAAACGTGAAGCGTCCGTTGGCTCTAACTGCTAACGACCGCGCATACGGTGCAACTTCTGCAATCACTGTCTCAACAATCACTGAGCCAGCGGTTCAGCCAGTAACAATCTCAAAGCAGGTTTACAGCGCAGTCTCATTGACTGACGAAGACCTCAACATGGAACTTGAAGACTTTGGTCGCCAGGTTCTACTTCCACAGACAACTGCGGTTGCTTACTCAGTTGAGAAGGCAGTTGCAGACGAGATCGCAGCTCTTGCTGGAATCGGCCTCACATGGGGATCCGACTACATCTCAGCATTCGCAGAGGCTCGCAAGAAGCTCCGCGAAATGGGAGTCCCAACAACTAACCTCGTCGCTGCCGTAGGCACTGACGTAGCGGCTGCTCTATTGAAGAGCGACCTACTTCGCAAGGTCAACGAGGCTGGAACTGGCGATGCACTTCGCGAGGCTTCACTTGGCCGCTTGATGGGCTTCGAAATCATCGAGTCCAACATGCTTCCTGCGGGAGCTGGCTACTTCTACCACCGCGACGCGTTCACTCTTGCAGTGCGCGCTCCACGCGTTCCAGAAGGCGTCACATTCGGTCAGTCAGTTGCAGCGAACGGCTTTGCTCTTCGCTACATCCGTGACTATGACCCAACTGTTCTAGCTGACCGTTCAATCGTGTCAACTTTCATCGGTACAGAGACTATGTCTTTGACCAAGCAGGTTGACGGCACTGCCGCAATCCCTGCGGTGAAGGTATCTGCTAACGGTTCATAAGTAACCAACCCTCGGCTCTGACTAGAAGATAGGAAACACACTCAATGACACTGAAAGCACTTGCTGAGGTATCAGCTCTCGAACTTCGACTCGGTCTTGAAATCGGGTCTTTGCAGGGCGCTGACCTTGCTCGTGCCAATGCGTCTCTTGAGGATGCTTCATCTCTGGTCAGAGCCGAGGCTGGCAAGCCTTGGCTGGACGGTGGCACTGTCACCGCTCCGGCTCAGGTTGTCACCATCGTCATCAAGGCGGCTCTTCGTGAGTACAAGAATCCTGACGGGTTCTCCTCTGAGCAGATCGGCGACTACTCATACCGCACCGACAACGTCGGCGGCGTCTACCTCACAGAGGACGAGCGCCGCATTGTGCGCATGGCCGCTGGTACAGGTGGCGCAGGCATGGGCACGATTCGTACTCCTTCGGAGTACTACGACCCAACAACGCCACTGCCTGACGACTACTACATGGGCAACCTCGATTGATAATGACCAACCTCCCAGACGAGGTCCTCATCATTCATCCAGCAACCATCTTGGATGAGTACGGCAACCCAACAGTCGACTTCAACGAAGACAGCGACGTGGTTTCCACTAAGGGCTGGCTCCAGGCCGAACGAGGAACAGGTGGGGAAAACAAGGACGCAGAGCGCAACAGCTCCAGCGCGTTCTTCCGCCTCTACCTTCCAGCCGACACCGTCATCGGTCCACGCGACCAGGTTCAGATCGAATCCACCACTTACACCGTTGAAGGTGAGCCAGTTGTTGGCCGCAACCTTCGCACCAAGACGCACATCCAAGCGCGAGTGCGCAAGTTAGAGGGCTAAATGGCCATCGTCCGACTTGACCGCGTTGGCATGAGCCTGATGCTCAAGCAAAGCGAAGTTCGCAACGAGATCACCTCTCTTGCTGAGGCAGTCGGAAGCGCAGCTCGCTCCAATGAAGGTGTCGCCAAGCACGATGCCGAGATCAAGGTCGAGCACTACACCACAGACCGTGCCGCATCGGCGGTGCTTATCAAGCACCCAATCGGCATGGGTATTCAGGCCAAGTACGGCGCTCTCACCCAGGCCGCTGCAAGTCAAGGCCTACAAGTGAAGGGCAACTAATGAAGCCGATCATCATCTTTCCTGACGCAATGCTCGCAGTCGTTGAAACACTCCGCGACCGCTTGGAGCTTGTCGATCAGTCTTACGCACAGGGCGCAACTGTTGGCACCAAGGTCCCAACAGACAAGTCCCTGGACAAGAAGCACACCCCATACATCCTCGTCCGTCTTGATGGGTCATCACTGACTCAGCAAGTCAACGAGGAAGCGACCATCCGAGTTTCGGTCTGGCATAGCACCGAAGCCAAAGGCATTGCCTTAGCTCAAGCCTGCCGAGCGTTGTTGCTCTCATTCGAGGGCGATGCGCGCATCCGCGTATGCAAGCCACTGTCGGGAGTAATCCCAACCAGTGATCCGGAGAGCGGCGACCCTCTCTCCAGTTTCACGGTCGCAGTCTCACTGCGACCTTCCACCCTCTAACGAAGGAGACAAACTATGGCGGGAGACGCCACAAACGCCGCGCTCTGGCAGAATGCTGATGTTTACATCGGTACTGCGAACGCGACTGGACCAACCAACGTCACAAGCGCCTGGGGTAATGCCTGGACAGCCGTTGGACTACTCGACGGAGAAGCCGGCTTTGCCGAGTCTCGCGAAGAGGAGTCAAACGAGATTTATGCTTGGGGCGGCCTCTTGGTCAAGAAGACCAAGTCAAAGCACAAGCGCACCATCAAGTTCACATGCCTAGAAGACAACGCAACTGTCTTCGGTCTTGTTAACCCTGGCTCAACTCGCACCACCGCTTCTGGCGTAACAACCAAGAGCGTCAAGGTTCCAACTCTGACAGAGTTCGCAATCGGCTTCGAGACACGCGACGGCAGCGCTACAAAGCGCCGCACTGTCAAGCGTGCAGTTGTTGAAGAAGTTGGCGAAGTTGTCGAGTCTGAGTCTGGCCTAACTGTCTATGAAGTGACAGTAACGATCTACCCAGAGACAGACGGTTCTCTATACACCGAAATCTCTGGTCCATCTTCAGCCTCTTAATCAGAGACTGAAAAGTGGAGGGCTGGGCCGTTGCGCGGAGCGGCCCAGCTCTTCTCTAACAATCCGCCACTAACCGCGCACCGCGAAAGGAAATACCAATGACAACTCCAGCAAAAGCAGAAGCAACCAAGGTCCGTCCGTCCTTCACCTTCGATGGCGTGAAGTACTCCGTTGATAATACAATGGAATGGGACCTAGAGGTCCTTGAAGCAGTAGAAGACGACAAGATTGTCTCCATCGTCCGTGCCCTATTGGGACCGGATCAGTGGGCAAAGTTCAAGGCAAAGCCTCGCAAGGTGACTGACCTCAATGAACTCTTCCAGGCAATCGCTAAGGCAGTCGGTCTCCAGGGAAACTGACTGAGCTTGTCGGGTTACTCCGCGAGCATGGGGAAGCGCTAGAGGCAGACCTCCAGCGTTACTACCAAGTCGACCTTTCGGACTTCTACCACGGCAAGCTCTCACTTCGTCGCCTGTCAGTTCTTGTTGCATACCTGCCACCAGGATCGGCGACATGGGCAGCACAGAACGACATCACCTTCGGCTGGTCTCTGACTGACTTCCTCATCACTGACTTGTTCCACGCCACAAGCGGGGAACCACACCCAGCACGACCAACAGGCAAGGAAACCGCGGAAGCCAACCGAGCCAAAAGACTTGCTGAGCGGTTACTCGCTCAGCGCGAACGCTTACAGACAACAGAATCGGAGACCTAATGGCCAACGTCGGATACGCAACACTCCAGATCATTCCGTCGGCCAGAGGCTTCGGCACAGCTCTCAACGGTCAAGTCGGCCCACAGATGGGCGCGGCTGGTGCAGCAAGTGGCAAGAAGTTCGGCTCTGGATTACTTGGAACCTTCAAGTCCGTTGCCGGACCTCTCGCCGCTGTTGCCGGCACCGCTGCCCTCGCTGGCTTCTTCAAGGGAGCAATCACTGGAGCATCCGACCTCGCTGAGACTCTCTCCAAGACCAAGGTCATCTTTGGTGACGCAACCAAGTCAGTCGTCGCCTTCGCAGAAGACTCCAAGCGCAACATCCTCCTGACCAAGCAAGAGGCACTCGATGCCTCTGCGACTTTCGGTGTATTCGGAAAGAGCGCAGGGCTGACTGGCAAAGAGCTGGGTGGATTCTCAACTCAACTCACAGCACTTGCTGGCGACCTGTCTTCCTTCTATAACACCAGCACCGACGAAGCCATCACCGCTCTTGGTGCTGCTCTTCGTGGTGAGTCCGAGCCGATCCGAAAGTACGGTGTGCTCCTCGATGACGCTTCAATGCGTGCTGAGGCTTTGCGCCTTGGACTAATCAGTAGCGTCAAGACCGCACTTACCCCAGCCAACAAGGTGCTTGCAGCGCAGTCCCTCATCCTTGCCAAGACCACGGATGCACAAGGTGACGCGGCTCGTACCGCTGACGGATTCGCCAACCAGACCAGAATCCTCAACAAGAACTTCGTCGACATCCGAAACGAAGTCGGCAGTGCCCTCCTTCCTGCCGTCACTAAGTTGACGACTCTCCTGGCTAACAACCTCAAGCCAGCCTTCGAGACAATCAAGACCGCCGCCCAGCCAATCATCGCCTTCTTCAAGTCATTCGGTGATGAGTCAGGCAAGACCAGCGCGAAGGTTCAAGTCTTCAAGGATGCGCTGACATCTATCGGCGCAAGCATCACGCCGCTGATCCAGATCGTGGGCGACTTCGGCAAGCAGATCTTCGCCATCGTCGGTCCAGCTTTCAAGGAAATCGGCGACATCATCATGAACCAGCTCGTCCCTGCCTTCGCCGCAGTCCTTCCGATTGTGCGACCTGTTGCAGAGTTCTTCCTCAAGATCATCGGCAATGCAGTCATCGGAGCACTCAAGGGCACGATCAACTTCATCAAGGGCGCACTCAAGGTCATCACTGGCGTCTTCAACGTCTTCGCAGGCGTCTTCACAGGAGACTTCAAAAAAGTCTGGAACGGTGTCAAGTCAATCTTCAGTGGCTTCATTCAAGCCGTCACTGGTGCATTCCAGTTCTTCTGGAACATTGGCATCCTCGGCATCTTCCGCAAGGCAGGCCTTGCCCTCATCAACCTTGGCAAGGGCGCAGTCGGCGGACTCAAAAACGCCTTCGTCGCAGGACTGAACGGACTCTTGGGGTTCATGAAGACGATCCCAAGCCGAATGCTCAACATCTACCTCAGACTCCCATCGCTGATGCTCAACGTCGGCAAGAACATCATGACTGGCCTCATCAACGGCATCAAGTCAATGGCCTCCATTCTCATCAATACCATTAAGAGCACCGTCACTGACAAGTTGCCATCCTTCGTCAAGAAGGCGCTGGGCATCGCCTCACCATCCAAGGTCTTCCAAGAAATCGGCAAGAACGTCGGACTCGGGTTCATTAAGGGCGTGCAGGGAACTCAAGACCAGATCCGAAGCGCCTTTGCAAAAATCGCTGAAGACATCAAGAAAACTGGTTCCAAGGTTCTCATCAAAGCCGTTGACGATGCACAGAAGAAGATCCTGGGCCTTGCAAAGACTCGTGACGTTCTTCGCGACACGTTCAAGGCAGCCAAGGACAACCTGAAGGACTTGCAGGAAACTGCATCAGACTTCGCGAAGGGAATCGTTGACAGTTTCCGCTCGTTCACATCGGTCGCAGGCTTCTCCATTCAGGAGGCGGATCTTCCTAAACTTCAGGAGTCACTTGCCGACGCCAACGACAAGCTCGCCGATAGTCAGGGCAGAATTGTTCTTGCGAACAAAGCAATGAGCGATGCCGTGACTAAGTACGGCATCTCCTCGACTCAAGCAGCAACTGCACGAGAGCGCTTGCTCAAGGCTGAGCGTGACTTAGCCGATGCGCAGCGCGCAGCAACCACGGCGCAGACTGATCTCAACGATGCTCAGAACGGCTCGCTTGTTACGTCTCAGCGAGTGATCGCGGACTTCAAGAAGCGTGTGACCGCTGCAACCGGCTTCTTCCAACAGATCAAAGCCCTACAGAGCGCAGGTCTGAATCAGACCAGCCTTCAAGAGATTCTCAACAGCGGAGTCGAGACAGGCTCACAGATAGCCGCTGCCGTCCTAGACGGTGGCAAAGGCGCAATCACAGAGATCAACCAACTCCAAGGCCTCTTCGAGAAGGAAGCCAAGGACTTGGGCAAGTCAGTCTCAGACGCTGTCTACGGCCCAGCCATCGCTGAGTCTCAGAAGGTTGTCAAATCCCTCGCAGACGATCTCACTTCAATCGAGGGAAAGATTGCCGGAGTCGCCGCAACTCTTGCCAAGGAAATCGCAAAGATCGGAAAGATCAACGCTCCAAGCTGGCTCAAAGACCTCATCGGTGTCACAAAGTACACAACGACCGGAACCGCAACAGCGCCGAAGTCACCAACCGTCAACTCCCGCACTTCCGGAACTAACGCAGGCACGTCAGGCAGCCAACCGCAACCTGGTGTCGTGATTAACAACTACAACCCAATCGCTGAACCAACCAGCGTCACAGTCTCCAACACACTCACCCGCCTTGCACTGATTGGAGCCTACGACCGATGACCGCTTACACACCAAGAATCGTCGTTGGGGGCGTTGCCCTTGATGACTACGCCTACCAGATCACCAACCGAACTGGCTGGGACAACACCGCAGGACTTGTTGGCTCCAACCTGAAAGTCCCAGGACGCGACGGTGAAATCTGGCAAGCCAAGGACTACGGCACAGGCCGCATGGTGCTGGACTTGTTGGTCAACGGCAAGGACTCTGCCGGTGTAATCCCTGCCGGCTCAACTGAGTCTGAAACCTTCCGCAACAACATCGACAAGCTCTTGAGCCTGTTCTCTTTCCGCGCAGGAACCTTGCTCGTGAAGAAGTTTATGGAAGACGGCTCCGAGCGTTGGAACTACGGCGAAGTCGGTGCAGTCATTACGCCTGAATACTACGGAGACAACAACACCGCAACGATGACCGTGGAACTGGTCTTCCCTGACCCGCTCTGGTTCGACGCAATCCCGACATCTGCCTTACCAGCCGGCTCTGCCAGCATTCGCACGATTACACTCTCAGCCTTCGCCGGAATGACGGCACCAATCACTGACCCCGTTCTTCTCTTCGTCGGTCCTGCCGCCAACCCTTACGTCGAGGACACAGTCTCAGGCGCTCGCATCCTTTACAGCGGCACACTGGCCGCTGGACAGACCTGGCGAATCAACTGCAAGACGTTCAAGTCAGAGGTGGGCAATCTTGGCTATTCACCGAATCCAGAGACCTTCACCGGAACACCGACCAACGTGCTTGCTGCGACTACATACAGCCCAGGCCCACGCTTCTTTCAACTGACGCCAGACTGGACCACCTTGACGCCAAGCATCAACATCGGTGGCACAGGCTTTGCATCGACAACCACCTGCCAGGTTCACGGCAATAAGAGGTTCATCGCATGATCTACCTCCGCCTCTACGAGCGCAACGGTGCGACCCTTCTTGGCTTCCTGCCCGACCCTGTCTCCTATCAGCTCGGAGTCGAGTTCAACGACATCGGTGCCATCTCCTTTGACTACCCAGTCTCCGGAGTCAACGCCAACCTCCTAACCGAGTTCCGTGAAGTCGCAGTCTTTGACGCCACAGGCAACGAGTACACCAACACTCGCTACGTCATCACCAACATCAACCGCGACAGAGCTAACGCTGACGGCTTCATCTCGGTCACTGGCCGAGGAGTCCTCTCACGCCTTGAAACAGCCCTGGCCTATCCTGACGGCGGAGTTTCATCTGGAAGCCTGACTCGCTACTTTAACAACAAGAACGCCGGCTACATCCTGCGCACTCTGATAGATGCAGCGCAAGGGCGCGGTGCTTTGACTGGCTTGAACTGTGGCGACTTCAGCACAACTACTGACGCCAACAGCGCTGCCTGGTCAGAGACAGTGACTCAGGAGTACCCAGCACGCAACACGATCCTCTCCGTCCTTCGCAGCCTTCAGGAGTACGGCATTGTCGAAGTTCAGACCATCGGGACCAGCATCAAGGCCACCAATAGTGATGGAATCGGAACAGACCGCACCACAGGACTGAACCCCATCGTCCTTCGCTACGGACAGAACCTCACCGAAGCCCCTGAGCAGCGAAGCGCTGACAGAGTGGCAACTGTTGCACTGGTTGAAGGTGACGGCGGTCTCATGGTCGAGCGCACCAACTCCGCTGGAGTCTCTGCCTACGGACGCATCGAAACATCTTTCACCGCTTCAGGAACTGACGACACCGCAACGGCCAACGCCTTGGGTGACACTTACCTGGGCAACCTTGCCACCACTGCTCGCCAGCTCACTGTCGGCCTGACTCTTGCTGACGATGCTCCTCGCCCACTGGAAGACTTCAACGTTGGCGACTATGTCTACACCGCAACAGCGGCTGGCTTGGAGCGTGTACGCGTTCGTCAGATCACTGTCAGCATGTCTGGCGGATCTCTGACTGCAAGTGCAACCCTTGGCGACCGCATCTACGAGAACGAGATTCGCACCTCCCGCAAGCTCGCAGCGATCAGTTCTGGCTCAGTTGCTCTCGGCAATGGAAACCTCATCGCCCCAACTGTTGACGTGACTGTTACCGAAGACACTGTCGCGCCATCTCCACCAACTTCTTTGACAGGATCGACCGCTGCCTACGTTGAAGGAGTCGACCCTTACGCTTCGGTCTCATTGACATGGACTGCGCCAACCACAAACGCAGACGCAACCGCACTGGATGACCTTGACTTCTACGAGGTACAGATCCGAACTGGAAGCACAGACGCCTGGGAGTTCGAGGCCAACGCCGACACCAACAGCGCCAAGATCAGCGGCTTAACCGTTGCTACTTCTTACCGCTTCCGAGTCTTTGCAGTCGACAACTCAGGCAACCGTTCAACGGCTTCCAATGAGTACGTCCTCACCGCTTCCAACATTACCTCTGCAACTGGCCTGACTCCGAGCGCTCCAACTGCCACAAGTCGCCTCGGCGCCATCTCGGTGACATGGAATGGATTGAGCAGCACAGGCTCAGCAATGCCTGCCGACTTCTCCTACGTCGCCGTCCACGTCTCGACAACCAACAACTTCACCCCAGGTGCTGGCACCTACAAGGGACGAATGACAGGCGCTGACACCATTGTCTTCTCCGACCTTGTCTATGGGACGACCTACTACGTCAAGTTCGTTGCCTACAACAAGAGCGGCGTGGCTTCGGCTGCAACCGCTCAGACCTCAGTCTTGGTTGCGCGTCTAGTCGACACAGACCTTATTGCTAACCAGTGGACGACTTGGCCATTCAATGGCGCAGTCGTGAGCGCGACAGCCCTGCAAAGCGGATCAGTCGATGCCACCAAGTTGGTCGACGGTGCAGTTGTCCAAGCCAAGATCGCAGCCAACGCAATCGGTGCCAACCAGATCGCAGCCAACGCAGTTGTGGCTGGCAAGCTCGCCGCTGGAGCGGTAACGGCTGGAACTATCGCAGCTCTAGCCATTCAGGCTGGAGACATCTCAGCCAACGCCATCACAGCCGACAAGATCCAAGCAGGTGCAATCAACGCATCCAAGATCGAAGCCGGCTCGATTACGGCGACACAGATTTCATCGAGCTACGTCTACGCCGGCACCATCTCAGCCAACAACATCACCGCTGGAACCATCACGGCATCGGTTGCTTTCAACGCAGCCAGCGGAACCTTCACCGGCGCAGTTCGAGCGACATCGGGCTACATTGGCTCTGAAAGCGCTGGTTGGAACTTCACTTCGTCGGGGTTCATTAGGAACTTCGACGGCACGACGGTGCTTTACCCAACCAGCGGCAGCAACACATACGTCATGATTACAGACCGCGCAATCTCTGCGAACGGTTTCCAGTCATCTGGCAACATCCTGACAACTGGATCAGGAAAAGTCACCGCACAAGGCACTAGCGCGAACCGCTGTGAGTTCGCCTATTACAACACCATCCTGCTGCATTCGATTTCGTCTGGTTACGGCGTTGACTCAGACTGGTCACCAAACTCGGACAACACCTACAGCCTCGGCCAAGCAACATCAGCCGGCGCTTTCGCGAACCGTCGTTGGCAGCGCTTGTTCGCTAACAACACCACGATCTCAACCTCTGATGCGCGCCTAAAGACTGACATCTCAACTTCACCGCTTGGGCTTGATTTCATCGAGTCACTTCGCCCAGTGAAGTACCGCTGGAAGGTTGGTCGTCAGGAAGTTGCCCTTGATGAAAATGGCGAGGCCACCATCGTTGGCGAGTCTCCTGAAGGCAAGCCAATCTTCGAAATGGTCGAGCACCCAGGACAGCGACTTCACTACGGCTTCATCGCACAGGAAGTCAAAGAAGCGCTCGATGCTTCTGGAGTTGAAGACTTTGCTGGTTGGGTCCAGGACGACATCAACGACCCAGAATCTACCCAATCCCTTTCCTACGAGCAGTTCATCGCGCCGCTAGTCAAGGCAGTGCAAGAGCTAACAGCTCGCGTCAAGACCTTGGAGGCAAGCGCATGAACGAAGACCACAAAATCAAAATCGACGACGTCCTCGCATCTATGCGAGAGACCATCGGCACTCAAGCCCAGGAGATAGCAGTGCTCAAGGCGACCATCGCCGCACTGATTTCAGGTAATACGGAGGCCGATTCGTAATGGCTGAGGACTTAGACCACAGAGAGTTCAAAATCACGACAAAGGAGGTCTGGCGAGACTTGAGTGAGTTCCGAAACGAAACACGAGAAGAGGCCTCTGAGGTCCGTCAGATTCTCGCCAGTATTGACAACAAGCTCGACGTCGTCACAGTGACGATGACCCACGCAACCAAGAGCGTGGATGACCACGAGCACCGCATCCGTGCCATTGAGCGCACCGTCTGGCGTACCGCCGGCGCTGCCGCGCTTCTTGGCGCTTCCGTTGGCATCTTCGTCAACCTGCTCACCAAGTAACTCCAAGCCCACCCAATTTCAAGGGAGAACCATGTCCTCTTACTACCTCAGTGCCGCTGGCGTCACCCTTCGCAATCAGATCAACCGCCGCTGGCCACGCCGTGACAAGCGCAGCGATGGATGGATCGGAGATGCCTCTCACCAGGCATCCTCAACCTCGGACCACAATCCGGACTGGAGTGCTGGCGGAGTAGTTCGCGCCATTGACATCGACGCAGATCTCAACGTCCGCGCAGGCAACCACAAAGCCGCTGAAGAGCTGGCCGAGCAGTTGCGTGTGCTGGCTCGTGACCGTGAGCGCACTCGCATCTCCTACATCATCTTCCAAGGCCGCATCGCCTCAGAGCGCGAGAACTTCGCGTGGCGTCCATACACCGGCACCAACGCGCACGACCACCACATCCACGTCTCCTTCAAGCCCAGTGGGGACAAGGTTGGCAAGAAGTTCGATGTTGCCTGCCTGAAGACCCCAGTCCTGTCCCGCTAACCCTCCAACTGAAAAGAGAAAACATGACAAGCATCAAGTCATTCATCCACGCCAACCCTGTGCGAGTCGCTGCATTCGTATCCTCAGCCGTTGCACTCATTGCGACTGCAATCTTTCCTGACGTGCCAGTAGAGGCAGCGGTTGCATTCGTGCTCTCAAGCCTTGGCCTTGGTGAGTACGCACAACGCGCAGAGAACGCAAAGACTGACGAAGCACTATTCACTGACCCTGCCGACGTTCTGGACTAATCTCAAAAAGTAGTGTGAAAGCGTTACGATTGGTTCGTCCATAAGGGGGACCAATAAATGAACGCAAAAGCAAAAGCGAGTCTCGTTGACTCGATCAATGACCTAGTCGCCAATCCGCCAATTCGGCAGGGTTATCACTGCAAGGTCTACCGAATACTCAATGAACTATCTGATGACGACCGCCGAGCGCTGACTGACTTGATTGACAAATCAAAGATCTCAGCCTCGGCGGTTGCTCGTCTTTTGAACCAGCATGGCTACGAAATTAAAGACGCCACGGTCACCAAGCATCGTCGTCGCTTCCAGGGGAGCGGTTGCCGATGCAACCAGCTCGCAGGCGCATGAGCCTGGGCGAAGACGCAAAGAACCTTCACGAGCTGGCCAACGTCGGCTCAGACATCCGCAACACCAACACACCTGACGCTTGGCGTCCACGTCTTGAGGTCGATGACACTCAAGGCGGCTTCTTAGTTTCCAAGCCACACAACGCTGGCGAGATACCTGATGCCGCAGACTTGCTCCGCGAGTTCAAGCTCGACCCTGAGCAGTGGCGAGTCACCGGAGTCCGCAAGTCTCAGTGGCAGAAGTTCGACGGCGAATGGCTTGAGGCCGCTCGCATCAGCATCGTCCCTGCCGGCTACATCAACAGAGCCAACGGCCTTGACCTTGAGCAACTCGTTGACGAGATCAAGAAGTGGCGACCAGCCAAAGGCATCAAAGCCACCACAGGCGATCTTGCCGCTGTCTATGCAATAGGCGACACTCAATACGGCAAGGATGCTGGAGACGGCTCAGAAGGCACCACAAGGCGCGTTCTCTATGCCTTAGACGAAGCAGTCAACCGCCAACGTGAACTCACCAAGATTGGCCGCAAGATCGGCACCATCGTCCTTCCACAACTAGGCGACTGCATCGAAGGCTCAACAAGCCAGAACGGCAAAGTCCTCGGACGCTCTGACCTGACAGTCACCCAACAGGTTCGACTCGGTCGACGCTTGCTCATGACATGGCTCAAAACCATGGCACCACTTGCAGAGAACCTCATCGTCCCTGTTGTTCCTGGCAACCATGACGAGCCACATCGCATCGTTATCAGTGAGCCAACAGATTCCTGGCAAGTCGAAATCGCAGCGGCAGTGCAAGATGCTTGCGCTGAGAACCCTGCCCTTGAGCACATCCAGTTCCGTTATCCCGAGAAGGACTACGCAACGCTCGCCATCAACCACAACGGCGTCATCCTTGGCATGGCTCACGGCCACCAAGCTCGTGACCTGGTCAAGTGGTGGCAAGGACAGGCAACAGGTCGCACTCCAGTCGGAGACGCTGACATCTTGCTCAGTGCCCACTTTCACCACTTCAAAGCCAACCAAGTCGGCCCACGTCTTTGGATTCAAGTTCCAGCAATGGACGGCGGCTCACCATGGTTCCGCGAACGCCAAGGCCTTGAGTCACCAACTGGCATGGTCACCTTCGTTCTTGGTGATGGACATGACCCACGTCGCGACCTTGCGGTCATCGCTGGAGAAGGCCGTTGATCGTTGGCCTCTCAGGCTACGCACGATCCGGCAAGGACACCGTTGCCTCATTACTTTCACACCACAAGCGCCGCGCCTTCGCTGACCCGATGCGCGATGCTCTCTACACACTCAACCCAATCATCTTTGATCCTCACGAAAGAGTCGCAGACCTAGTCGACCGCTTCGGCTGGGACAAGGCCAAGGTCATGTTCCCAGAGCTGCGCAGACTTCTTCAGGTGCTTGGCACCGAGGTTGGTCGTCAGATGATTGACGAAGACGTATGGGTCACAATGGCAACGCGAGACTTGTTGCCCTCTGATGACATAGTCTTCGCCGACGTTCGATTCCCTAACGAAGCCAAAGCCATCAAGGCACTTGGTGGAACCGTGTGGCGAATCAACCGACCAGGCAACGAACCCATCAACGCGCACTCTTCGGAGACTGCGATGGATGACTGGAAGTTCGATGCCATTCTTGACAACAGCGGAACCCTTGAGGACTTACTGGCCCAAGTAGAGACCGCGATCATGCTCTTCGCTCCGCCTGACTCTTAGGTAGGAGCGACATTCAGCCCCCTGAATGGACGAAGCCCCCGACACCAGCAATGGTGTCGGGGGCTTCTTCGTCGTTCTAAGAGTCTTGGACGTTGAGCAGTTCGATGACTGAGCGAGTGCGACCTTCGCCGAGCTGGGCGTAGACCTGAGTCGTTGCCACCGATTGATGGCGCAACAAGTCACGCACGACCAACAGATCCCCACCAGAGGCCTTCAGAGCGCTTGTGGCGAAATAGTGACGGAGTGAGTGGTACTTCATCGGCACACCCAGCCGCTTCATCTCCTTGCAGGCGTAGGAGCTGATCTTGTTGGGGTTGAGGAAGTAAAGCCGGCCAAGCGTGTTGGCCTCTTTGATGACCCTGACCACTTCTGGATGGGCCGGAATGGTGAGATCGGTGCCACCCTTCCCCCGAATGCGCAGGACATACCCTTCGGGTCCTTGCTCAAGGTCGGCACCAGTTAGCCCTGAGATCTCCATCGCCCGGAGGCCGGCATAGCATCCCAGCACGAACCAGGAGCGGTAAGGCTCTTTGGCCTGGGTGAGCAGAATCTGGGCTTGAGCCTCTGAGATGGGTCGAGGTAGACCGCGAGGCTTGCGGACCTTGGCGAGCTTGAGATCGGCGGTGTTGGTTGTGAGTTCAAGTTCACGCAGAGTAGCGAAGATGGACTTGATTCGCGCAACATAATTCGCACGAGAACCTTGCGAAGTTGCCTTCATGACAACGGATTCCATGTCCTCAAGGGTGACCAGATCGGGGTCGCCAGTTCTGGCACAGACCCTCCGAAGCGTTGCCCTGTCGTTGATAAGCACCTGCTTGGACCAGCCCCTGGCCGCGTAGCGGTCGAAGAGCCTTTGCTCCATCTCGGTCGGGTCGATTGTTCCCACTTTTGCGACACGCCGAGTCAAAAGTTGACTCTCTGTGATCGAGAGACTACACATAGCCATGAACCTTTCGTAAAGGAATGTTCAAGGCATCGGCACCCAGTTGATGTTGCAGTAGTGGTCGAACCGAGATCCTTTGAAGTCAGTGATACGAACTGACTTTCGTGAATCTCCGTTCGTTATTCCCACTCGAATAACCCTAGATGAATCTAGGACGACTGCAACGCACGACTTGGTGGAGATACCTCAAGACCACTAAGGGGGCGGTCGTGAAACAAGTATGTCAGACATCCGAGGACTTGATAGCCCAATCGGGCACACTCCACGCGGATTTTTCTCGAATAGCTCATCTGTCGGACGCCAGCCCCCTGGCGTTCGTCAGCTCTGACCATCACCAGAACACCAACCAAGGGGGCAACACATGCAACTTCTGATCGCTATCGCCGCAGCCATCGGGATCGGGGCGACTCTGCTCGTTCTCTTCCCACCAATGACCGAACAGGACCGCTCGATTCGTGACGCTCTGTTATGGGATGCCAAGCAGGCCAAGCTCAACCGCATCATCACAGGCGGCAACTGATGCTGACCATCTCGCTGACAACCATTGCCATGATCTCTGGCGGCATCGCCATCTTCATCTTCGGGATGCTCTTCGGCGGCTTCTTTGAGTGGGACAAGAAAGAGGGCACCAACGACCTTCGCAAGCAGTTGCGGGACTCCTACAGGGAGACCGAAGAGCTGCGCGAGTACATCTGGCTCATCACGGCTGGGACGCCCACACCCCAGTCGTTGATGAAGGAGGGAGCGCTCCCTTCAACATCCGTCAAGGTTGAGCGCTCCCTCCGCCCAATCAACGGGGAGGGCAGAGCGTGAGCGCAGCGCGCCAAAAGGGCACGCTGGCCGAGACAGCATTCGTCAAGTTCCTAGCAAGGCACGGCTTTCCACACGCGGAGCGTCGTGCCTTGCATGGGACCGACGACAAAGGTGACGTGACAGGCACCGTCGGCCTTGCGTGGGAAGTGAAGAACCACAAGACCTACCAGATCCCAGCGTGGATGAAGGAAGCCCAACTTGAGGCGCAGAACGCCAAAGCGGACTACGGCCTCCTCGTCATCAAGCCCAATCGTGTTGGCACTGACTCAGTTGCGGACTGGTGGGTTGTCCTGCCAGTGAGCGACGCCGTCAAGCTCCTTCGCGAGGCGGGATACGGAGATCCGCTGTGAGCAACTTCTTGGACAACTTCGCCTTCGATGCTCCGGACTTTCCGAATGCTGTCTGCGCAACCACTGCCCATCCTGACCTGTTCTTCCCAGAGCATGGCGGAGGTGCACAGGCCAAGGCAGACATCGAGTTGGCCAAGACCATCTGCATGAGCTGCGTTCATCGGGTCGAGTGCGCCGAGTACGCCATCAACGAGCACATCGAAGACGGCGTCTGGGGAGCAACAACTCCACGCGAACGCACCGCACTGCGCGGAAAGGTCACACGCAAGCGCCGCATCTCCGATGCCGGTCAACGCGTGGAAGAGATGAAGGCGCGAGGTATGACCTACCGCCAGATCGCAGCGGTGCTGGACATGACACCGAACGCAGCGCAGGCGGCATACCTACGACACAAGAGAAGAAGTGAGGCAAGTGCATGAAGTTGTGGATCGGTCTCATCTCTCGAATGACTTTGCTCATGTTGATAGCCATCAACCTGGGCTTCTTGGTCAGCAACATGCAACAGCCTGAAGTCATCATCGTCACCAAAGAAGTTCCAACAGCGATGAAGTCAGTCAAAGCCGAAGACATGGCCAAGGAACTACTGACACCAAAGAGTTACCGCTGCCTCATGAACATCCTGCACAAGGAAACCACAGGCATCAACCCGCACGCCAAGAACCCTGACTCGTCAGCTCGTGGCATCGGACAACTGCTCAAGTCGACCTACAACAACCTCGGCATGAAGCACTCAACCGATGAGAAGGCTCAACTCATCGCGACCTTGGCCTACATAGGCCGCAAGTACGGAAGCGGCGGACCGTGTGCTGCCTGGGCCTTCCACCAAAAGCACAACTTCTACTAAGGGGGAAACTAAATGAGTGACATGACAACAGATCCAGTCGACCTACCAACACCGGTGGCGCACTGGCTTGAGGAGTACAAGCGACTCCAGCTCGACATGAAAGCGCTACAAGAGCGCATCGACATCGCACGCGCACACGTTGAACTCGCTCTTGGCGAATCCACACTTGGCCTCGTCAACGGCAACCCTGCCATCAAGTGGGGCTTTGTTGAACAGCGCCGCTTCGACCAGACCAAGGCCAAGGAACTACTCAAGGACATTCCTGGAGTGTTGGAGGCCTGCTACACCACCCAGCGCATCCGTCGATTCGAGATCGTCCGCGAGGGCGACCAATGAGCACCAGGGTCTGCTTGTACTGCGGCGCAACGCACAACTGCGTCGACTCACCTCAGACAACGATCAACGCCACGAACTACACCGTGACTGTTACTGACGGAACCGTGGACAAGTGATTGACACACTCGAACTCGCTCACGAGATCCGCACCAACATCGACAACGCCTCAGCCAATGCGCCGCGTTCTCTCCAAAAGGTCATCGGTCCAAGTGAAGTCGGAAGTCCGTGCATTCGTCGCATCGGCTACCGACTCCTCGACACTCCAGCCGTCAACAAGCCTGACACCTGGTTGGCAACCATCGGCACGAGCGTGCACGCCTGGATTGCGGACGCATACATGGCGATCAACGCGAACCACCATCCGGCTCGCTACCTGGTCGAGCACAGAGTCGAGGTCGCAGACGGCCTCGGTGGCAGCGTCGACCTCTACGACGTTGAGCGCAAGCTCGTCCTTGACTGGAAGGTAATCGGCGACTCAAGCCTGAAGCGATACAAGGCCAACGGCGTCGGAGATCAGTACCGCACTCAGGTGCATCTCTACGCGATGGGCTTCATCAATAAGGGCTACGAAGTTGCGGATGTAGGTATAGCATTCCTCCCCCGCGGAGGCTCATTGCGCGGCTTGCACGTCTGGACAGAACCTTACGACGCAAGCATTGCGCAAGCAGGCATCGACCGCCTGAACACCGCTCGCGAGGTTGTGAACGCAGCCGGAGCGGCAGCGATTCCGTTGCTACCAGCGACAGAGAGCTACTGCCACTTCTGCCCGTTCTACCTCCCAGCATCAACAGAACTCCTCGTCGGATGTCCCGGCGCGGATAAGTAACCCAACCCAGTCAGGCCCAACAGGACCCGACCTAACCCAACACAGAAAAGAGAAAAGCAATGACATCAGCAAGCATCTGGGACAACCCAGAAATGAAGGTCGGTGGCGACTACATCAAGTTCGAAAACGTAGGCGACACCATCACCGGCACCGTTCTTTCCGTCGGTGCTCACAAGTGGGACGACGGGACTGTCTCACCGCAAGTTCTTCTCGAAACCGAAGACGGTGA